GGAGAAAAGCATGGGTGCAGCACGGAAAATCGATGTGTATGGCGCTAAGGGCGGCTCGGATAAGCCGAAAACACCAACCGAGGCACCGGATAGCCTGCGCTCTGTCGCAATGGCAAAGATGCTGATCGCTGTTGGCGAAGGTGAGTTCGAAGGCACACCTACCGCGCGCGATATCTTCCTCGACAACACTCCGCTTCAAGACCCCCAAGGCAACATGAACTTCCCTAACGTTAAATGGGAGTGGCGCACCGGGGCGGTAGACCAAACCTATATCCAAGGCATCCCGTCGATCGCGAACGAAACAACGATCGGTACGGAGTTGCGCAGTGGCACGCCCTGGGTTCGAGCCATCACCAACACTCAGCTTTCTGCTGTGCGCGTGCGCTTTGCCTGGCCGGCACTTCAATCGGTCGACTCGGGCGGGAACATCAACGGGTACACGATTGGCTACAAGGTCGAGTTGGCAACTGACGGCGGTGCCTACCAGGAAGTGTTGAATGAGGCCGTGTCCGGAAAGACTACAAGCGTCTACGAGCGCACGCGCCGCATCGATTTGCCGAGGGCGAGTTCAGGTTGGCTGATGCGGATCACTCGACTGACTGCAAACCAGAACAATAACAAAATCTCCGACACCATGCAGATTGCCGGCTTCACCGAGGTGATCGACGCGAAGATTCGTTACCCGAACACCGCGCTGCTCTTCATTGAGTTCTCGGCAGAACAGTTCCGCAGCATCCCGGCCGTGACCGTGGGCTGCAAGGCTCGAAAGTGGTCGGTACCGAGCAACTATGATCCGGCATCGCGGACATACAGCGGTGTGTGGGACGGTACCTTCAAGGAGGCCTACACCAACAATCCGACTTGGGCGACGCTCGGCATCACAACGAATGATCGCTTCGGCCTGGGTCGCCGCATCAAGCCGTGGATGGTCGACAAGTGGGAGCTGTACCGGATATCGCAGTACTGCGACCAACTGGTGCCGGACGGGAAGGGCGGCCAGGAGCCTCGCTTCATCTGCAACCTGAACCTGCAGAGCAAGGCTGACGCCTGGTCGCTGCTTCGCGACATCTCGACCATCTACCGAGGCATGACTTACTGGGCCCAGGGGCAGGTCTTCACCTTGGCGGATATGCCGCGCGCAACCGACTTCGACTTCGCCTACACCCGGGCAAACGTCATTGATGGCAAGTTCACCTATTCCAGTGCATCGGAACGTACTCGCTACACCAGGGCGTTGATCAGCTACGACAACCCGCTGAACAACTACGACACCGATGTCACGGCTGTGACCGATGCCAAGCTGCAGCGGCGCTACGGCGATAACCCGCTGGAGATCAGCGCCATCGGCTGCACCCGTGAATCCGAAGCCCAGCGCCGGGGCAAGTGGGCGCTGCTCACAAACTCCAAGGACCGGGCCGTTACCTTCAAGGTTGGCTTGGACGGGCGTATTCCGCTGCCTGGCTACGTAATCCCGATCGCCGACGAGCTCCTGGCCGGTCGGCCGGTTGGCGGGCGTATCTCGGCGGTGAACGGCAAGGTCATCACCCTGGACCGCGACACCCAGGCCAAGCCCGGTGATCGGCTGATCCTCAACCTGCCTGATGGCAAGTGCGAGGGACGTACCGTGCAACTGGTCAGCGGCCGGCAGGTCACCGTGACCGTGGCCTACTCCGTTGCGCCTGAGCGCGAACTGGTGTGGGCGCTGGATGCTGACGACCTGGCCATCCCGCTTTATCTCGTGGTCAGCGTGGCACGGCCGGAGCCTGGCGTGTTTGAAATCTCGGCGGTGCAGTACGACCCGAGCAAGTTCGATCACATCGACACCGGCGCCCGGCTGGAAGAGCGGCCAATCAGTGTTGTGCCGATTACCGTTGTTCCGGCGCCGGCCAGCGTCACCCTGACATCAAGCTACGCCGTGAATCAGGGCATCGCCATCAGCACCATGAACATCTCGTGGCCCGCCGTGAGCGGCGCGGTCGCTTATGACGTGGAGTGGCGCAAGGACAGCGGCAACTGGATCAAACTGCAGCGTACGGGCGCGACAAGCGTGGACGTCACCGGCATCTACTCGGGCGCCTACCTGGCCCGGGTTCGGTCGGTGAGCGCCTTCGAGATCTCCTCAATCTGGAGAAACTCCAACCTGACCAACCTGGAAGGTAAGGTCGGCTTGCCGCCGGCGGTGGCGTTCCTGAACACCACCAGCGAACTGTTCGGCATCGGCATTCGCTGGGGCTTCCCGGCTGGCGCCGAGGACAACCAGCGCACCGAGCTGTGGTATGGCCAGGCCAATGACTTGTCGGCGGCGACCAAGCTGGCCGACCTGGCGCACCCTCAGGCGAATTACAGCATGCAGGCGCTCCAGGCCGGCGCGCAGTTCTTCTTCTGGGCTCGCCTGGTGGACCGCACCGGCAACGTTGGCCCGTTCTATCCGGTCGGCAACGGCGTCATGGGGATGGCCAGTGCCGAAGCTAAGCCGGTGCTGGATCTGATCGCCGGACAGATCGGCCGCACGGAGCTCGGCCAGGACATCATCGACGAGATCGACAAGATTCCAGGGCTGCAGGCGCAGATTGATGCGCTCGACGGGCTGTCGGCCTACGACCCTGAGCAAACCTACATCGAAGGCGATCTGGTGGTGGTGGGCAAGAGGATCTATCAGGCCACCGGCCCGGTACCGGTAAACACCGCGCCACCGAACGCCGGTTACTGGGTTGACGTGGGCCAGGTGCTGGTTACCGCCAATGGGCTCGCGCGCCAGGTGGAGATCAACACCACCAGCATCACCGAGTTGGATGGTGTGGTCACGGCCCAGGCGTCGAGCCTTCAATCCTTGCAATCGGCCTATCGGGATGACACTGGCGAGGGTGACCTGGCGGGTGCACTCCAGGGCTACAACGCCGCAGCGAGTTTCGCGGAGGAGGTGAAAACGCGCGCCTCGCAGAACTCGGCCATGGTGCAGCGGCAGGCTGAACTCACTGCATCTGTTGGCGACGTCGCCGGCACCGTGACGGAACTGGAAAGCGTGGTGGCCACGGACCGACAAGCGACGGCTCTTGCGATCCAGCAACTGCACACCGATGTCGAGGGGAACACGTCCGACATCCAGACGCAGTCCCAGATCATCAGTGACATCAGCGGCAAGGTGAACCTGTCCTGGTCGGTGAAGATGCAATACAACTCCGCTACCGGGCAGTACATAGCCGCCGGAGTGGGCCTGAGCATTGAGAACGGCCCCGCCGGGCTGCAAAGCCAGTTCCTGGTCAGCGCTGACCGTTTCGCCATCGTGAACACGATTGCTGGCGGCGCGATCTCCGTTCCGTTTGCGGTGCAAGGCGGGCAGGTGTTCATTAACTCGGCGTTCATCCAGGACGGCACGATCACCAACGCCAAGATCGGCAACTACATTGCGTCCAACAACTACGTGGCGGGCGTTTCCGGCTGGAAGCTGTTCTTCGACGGGACCTTTGAAATCAACAGTGCTTTCGGCGGCCAGGCGCGGCAGGTCATCAATAACGCCGGCGGCAAGGTTTTCGACGAGAACGGAACCAAGCGCTACCAGTGGGGAGACCTTTCCGCATGAGCTACGGGGTAAGGGTGTGGGGGCCGACCGGCCTCCTTGAGCTGGATGAGAACTCATTCACTGTTCGGATTATTTATTCGGCGATAGTTCAATCAGGTGCCCCGGCTCCTGGGCGTTCCAGATTTATATCAATTCCCGGAGTTGATCCCGCTACACATTCAGCCGTCTGCATACCAATCGCGGCTTATGACACGTCCGCTCAAAGCAACTATGCAATTCAATACACTCCAATAGTTTCTGTTGGTGGTGTAACCGTTTTCTTTGGGCATCCTGCGACTTCTGCCGGGCCGATCGGACTTAGCCCTCAAAGACTGTTAGTTATGAGGTACAGATAATGTCCTACGGCGTTCAGTTCTCGAATAATAATGATGTTGTAATTATTGATTCGGAGTTCTCAAGGCTGGTGGTTCTGGATCGGGGAGTATGGAGCGGTAATGGCTCAGGCGTGTTCGTGCCATTTGCAAGCACCATAACCTCTGAAGAGCCTCCGCTTGTTTTCGTCAGGATTAATCAGTCGAACACTTTGTGCTTTTGCGTGATCACGGGCAGCTCCGGTAACTGGACAGGTTTTTCCTTTAGCGGTATTGCTGGTTCAGGAACGTCTGGAAGTTGGTTCGCGGCATCATTCAAGTCCAATCCAACAGCGAGTTATGGATTTCGGGTTTGGGATGGATCATCAAAGCTGCTATTTGATAGTGGCACTCCCGCCGCGCAGTTTACCAGGACCATTACCGGCTGGAGCTATCTGGGGGCTGAGCAGACGGGTCAGGGTGTTTACAGATTAAGTTGGACAGCATATTCGCCGCTAAATACCGGTGATTACATGCTTTTGAATAATATTGCAATGGATGTTGCCGGCGGAACAACCCGACAGGGGAACATGTACGCGGTTTGGGATTACGCAAACGACAGGTTGGTGATGCAGGTTGTTGGCGTAGACATCCAAAACACTTTGTATACGCCCGTGGTTTTCGCGAAGCCTATTTCATAGGGGAATTAAATGGCCTGGTATAAAACAGGAACAGTTTCTGTAACAGCTGGCAGCAATGCTGTTATCGGAACTGGAACATCCTTCATCAAAAATGCCCGGGTGGGTGATGCTTTTCGTGGGCCTGATGGAAGATGGTATGAGGTCACTAATGCCGCCAGTGACACAGCGCTGTCGATCTCTCCAGATTATCAGGGCCCAACCCTGGCCGCCGGCAGTTACTCGCTCGCTCCGATGCAGGGCTACGTCAAGGAGTCGGCTGACCAGCTAAACGCCGCCACCAAGACAATCGCCGGCACAGCCACTGATATGTCGGCACAGGTCAATCAGGCCAAAGCGTCGGCGGATTCCGCTACTGCTTCCGCTGGCACGGCGACAACCAAAGCGTCAGAGGCCTCTGCATCTTCAGCGAATGCCACCAGCCGTGCCGCTGCCGCACTGGCAAGCCAGAACGCCGCGAAGACATCCGAGACAAACGCTAAAACGTATGCGGATCAGGCGGCGGCTTCAGCATCGATCCCGCTGTCCACACCGCTTACTGGGTTCAGTGCAGCGAACGCCGCGCCGATTGTTGCTGCGGATACGATCCTGACAGCGTTTGGTAAAGCTCAAGGCCAAGCCAATCTGGGTGGCTGGGCAGTGTCAAAGCAGACCGTGGCGGATATACACGCGGTGTCGATAAGCCAGAAGTTTGATATTAGCGACGCCGCAGGGACCGCAAACATTCCTTTCAGGCTGGGCAGTACCACTGTTAGATTTGATGCGGGATCCACGGGCATTGTTTCGCAGTGGGGGAACTTTGCCAGTTCAAAACACTGGCAAATGCTGATCTTCGACCGGGCCTCTACCAACATTGCTTATCGCAGGATGAGCAGTGGGGTTGTTCTGCCGGATGACTACATCGTCGTTTACCCAACAGGCAAGACGGTTCTCGACATCAGTCAAGGGGGCACCGGTTCGGCAACGGGCGTTCCGAATATGGTGGGCGCAACAGCGTCCGTCGCTGGTGTGAAAGGGCTTGTTCCAGCCCCGGCCGCTGGTGACCAGGCAAAGTTTTTGGCGGGGGACGGAACATATAAGGCCCCAACTTCTAGTGCATGGGGGGCAATTACCGGCACGCTGTCGGCGCAGGCTGATTTGCAGTCGGCGCTTAATGCGCTGGGTGCTCAAGAATATCAAATAGTTTTTGACACGCTTTGGTCAGGTAATGTCGGTGGGCCTACAACGATTACCCTGTCGAGAGCGCTAAGGTCAGGCGATATGGTTTTTTTAAGGCACACGGATTCCGGCCAAACCATGACTACCACGGCACAAATCTACGATATCAGCTCCGGCAAGGTTATTTATGTGAACGCAAGTACCACCGTCGCCACGACTATGACGATAGGTGCAACACCGGACAAATTAAACTTTACGGGATTCACGAATGGATTCGGAGTTGCAAACGTATACGCACTGAGGATTGTTAAAAAATGACGACTTATACCAATGGGGTTTACTTGCAGACCTTCCCTATTCCAGAGGGCCCTGAGTGGCGGGAGGCTCTTCAGGAGGATATAGATCGCATTGAGGGGGAAATGCGGCTGGAGAGAGATGCGCTTGGCGAGACCACTTGGCGAGACGAGCAGATGCCGATGGCCCAGCAGACAGTGACGGCGCTGACGTATGGGGAGGAGGGTATTTCCGGAACCGTTGCAGAATGGCAGAAGTATTGGCTGTCACTGCGCAAGTGGACTTCCGAAAATCCCGACTTCCCCGACAGCAGCAAGCGCCCCGTAGCGCCCAGTTGATCTGCAGCCGAACACCGACACCCGCCATGAGCGGGTTTTTTATTGCCTGGAGAAAGCTATGCCGATCACTGAGCAGCAGTTGCTGTAGATCCTTCCGAACATCGGCGTTTTCGTCCTGTGATGAATGCTGCGATGGGCAAGTATGGAATTATCATCTGGTTAAGCACTCAAGGATGGGCGAGGTGGGCCACGAATGCGAATACGTAAAACTTAAACTCCAGCGCCCTCCGTGATTACCGGCGGAAGCGGAATTTTTCCCATCCATTTTTGAATCTGAAAGTTCCGGTGTCTCCTCTGAGAGCGTAAAGGCTTGCTCTATAACAAGCAGTGAATCGAGAGAATCCAAGACGTCTGATTTTTTTGTAGACCCAACCCCATCCGTGGCGATTGGTAGTTTTGGCGGGCCTTTGAACCATTAACGCGTTCCTTCTTGGCGAAATTTGGCGCAGATGATAGCGATGTGCCCCACCGCAAAGGCTGTCAATTAATAACGGGGAGGAACTTCTTATCTCCATGGGTTTTCTGGCCCCATTCGTTTGAGTGCAGCATCGTCTAAAACGAACTCAACAGAGTTTATTTCACCTCTAATTCCCGCTGTTATGCGGTCTCTTTTTGTCTGGAGAAAAGTATGTCTATTACCGAGCAGCAGTTGCTGCAGATCCTCCCGAACGCCGGCCGCCAAGCCGGCGTTTTTGTTCCCGCCCTTAACACGGCCATGAATCATTACGGCATCGTTGGCGTTGCGCGTGCCGCTGCATTCATTGCCCAGGTCGGGCATGAGTCGGGTCAGTTGCGGTGGGTTCGCGAGATCTGGGGGCCCACCGCACAACAGGCCGGCTACGAAGGGCGCGACGATCTGGGCAACACGGTGAAGGGGGACGGCTCCAAGTACCGTGGCCGGGGCCTGATCCAGATTACGGGCCGGGCGAACTACGCGGCGTGCGGTGAAGCGCTGGGCCTGGATTTGGTCAATCAACCCGCACTGCTGGAGCAGCCGCAGTTCGCCGCGATGTCGGCGGCTTGGTTCTGGTCGACCCGTGGGTTGAATACGTTGGCGGATCAGGGGCAGTTCGTGAAGATCACCCGGCGCATCAATGGTGGACTCACCGGCCAGGACGACCGCCAGGCGCTGTACGAAAAGGCGCTGGAGGTGCTGGCATGAGCGGAACAGGATTCACCAGGCTGTCGCGGGCACTGGCTCAGGCCAAAGAGGGGGATCTCTTCTTCGAGTGCCCGGGTTGCGACATGGTGCACGGCATCTCAACTGGAAATGGGCCTGGCCCGCGCTGGGGTTACAACGGCAACGCAGAGGCACCTACCTTCACGCCGTCGGTACTGGTCCGATACAACTGGTCGGACGGCCCCAGGGTTTGCCACTCATTCGTGACCGACGGCCGCATCCAGTTCCTCGGCGACTGCACGCACGAGCTGGCGGGCCAAACTGTTGATCTACCTGACTGGGGGGATGAGCATTTATGACGCCAGTGCAGAAGTTGGCCGGCCTGGCGATGCTGATCTTGGTGCTGATGGCCATCGCTGCCGGTATTACCTGGCAAGTGCAGGACTGGCGTTTGGGCAAAAAGCTCGCCGAGCAGTTGGCCGAGCAGGGCTCCGCGCATCAGAAAGCCCTGGACGCGATCACCGGCGAAGCCTGGCGGCAACAAAAGGCAGAGCAGGACAAGCGGATGGCCACCGAACAGAAGCTCGAGACCCTGGACCAACAACACACCAAGGAATTAACCGATGCCCAACGCAATCAGGCTCGCCTGCGTGACCAGCTTGCTACTGCTGATGTCCAGCTGTCAGTCCTTCTCGACGCCACGGAACCAGCCAGTGGCTGCAACTTGCCTCCCGCCCCCGGCGCCGTCGGCGTGGTTCATGCAGCCCGTCGAGCCCAACTTGACCCAGCGCATGCTCAAAGAATTATCGCCATCAGCGACGACGGTGATCACGGACTGATCGCGCTGCGGGCTTGCCAAGCGTACGTGAGAGAGATTGGTCGCTGATCAACATCCACGACACGTGGCAGATTCGTGATTTTGTCTACCTGCCTTCATGGCTATCTATTGATTTTTTCAGCTTGCGAAAAGTCGCAATGGGGGCATGAGCGAAGGGGCGCTTAAGATAAGTCGCAAATCATTTCTGAAGATTCATGATCTGTAGTAGCGTTATGCCCTTATCAGCATTTATGGGTCGAATAATCATGACGGTTGACGATGATGTCGCATTGGTAACAGGCGGTTGTTTTGTGGCTGGCGCTGGCGCAGGGGTTGCCATAGGAGCGGGTTCTGCAGCGGCGGCAGCGGCGGGCTTAGCTGCCTCGACAGTGGCGACCGGGACTGGCGCTGCGGCAGCAACAGCTGCAATTGCCGCTGCCGGTGGGGGCGCGGTGGCGGCTGGAGGTACTGGATTGGCTGGAGGGCTGGCCACAATCGCAACAACCGCCGCCGCCTCGGCAACAGTTCCGATTGTAGGATGGGCCGTAGGTGGAGCTCTTGTTGTTGGGGCTGGAGGCTACCTAGCCTACACAAAATTGATCAAGCCTAGATTCGGTCGCTAGGCCTTTAGTTAGGGCGTGTTTCCTGTCTAAAACCACCTCAGCCCAGCACGCATTCGTTGGGTGAAAAGGGCGCTAAATGAAAGTAGAGTTTTAGACAGTTAATCTTTGAAAGTCGCGTAATTCGCGGCGCACGACTTTCTCCAGCCCATACTGCTGCATCAGTAGCGTGCGGTGAGGAACTGCGAGTTGAGCAACGTTGGCATGGCGCCAAGGAAGCGTATGACGCTCGTACCAATTTTTTGTACCAGCGACCGTGCACAGCAGTAAAATTGCTAGTGCGCTGGCACAGCGTAGGTAACATCAGCGTGATCATGCGGACGAAATTCATCGTGGTAACGAATGACTTCTTCGGCCAACCTGAGGTTAGTTACAGGACAGGACGAAAACAGGCTGGCTGCTTCTCTAGCCTGAGCCAGAACGGCATCGACTGGTTTGCTGATATCGAGCACATCCTCATCTGACCAGATTCCATGCTGCGTTCGTTTGATGTAAATACTTGCTGAGGGGGATAGCTGAATTCGCCCTAACACCTGGAGCAGGCAAACACCTTCTACCACGTATCCTTCTAGCCTCTCCAAAGTAGCTTTTAGCTTTGGGTAGTCAATATGTTCAACATACCCGTCCATTTTCTCCTCCAGGAAGCAGTCTAAGCTTATACAAGGAAGCCCTAGTGCTCCTGAGATCTCTTGGGCCAGTGTCGATTTGCCTGCGCCATCTATTCCATCAATGCCGATACGCACTGCACGTTTTGCTCGGATCGCATCGATCACTTCCTGCGAGTTTAAGCAGTCCGTCATGTAGAGCCCCGCTAACATGATCCGGTGCCCCGGGAGAACACCGGAATATTGTCAATTATTTGCTTTTAGGTGCCGCGTTACCGCGTCCACCTCCCGATGGTTTCCCGGTGGTGCTCGGGAGGTTAGCTACCGCTGGTGCTTTCGATCCGCCAGATTTTCCTGAATTGGATCCTGCCTTTCCGCCGCCTGATTTTGACATGACCATCTCCTTGGTGATGCAAAGTGGAGTTGCACTTCTACAATAGATACTTTTTTGGATAGCGCGAATTCGGGAGCAGGATGCGCGCAAAACTCCCGCTACAACCCTCGGTTTTCCTTTTGCATAATCACAAAAAATCGGATGTTTTGCCGACCCTTAAAGCATATAAATGCGTTTTAAATCAAAAGGTTGGCTAGACACTTCCCCCAGCATGGGGTGCTAGGGGTCGAGTGTTCGAATCACTCCGTCCCGACCATTATTCCTGAGTAAAATCAGACTCTTAAGCCGATCCCATAGATCGGCTTTTTTGTGCCTGCGCAAAACCCGCGCAAAACTGGTGCCGCTTGTTGTGAGGCAGGCAATTATTGAACTTCGTTCGATTGGCGAAACGACTCCAGGTCCTAAAAAGATCCAGAACGATCTGATGAAACGTTTTCCGGGGCAGGATCCACCGTCGAAAACGACGATTTACAACATCCTTAAGGCCGCTGACTTGATCACGCCTCGATCGGCGCGTCAGCGTGTCGCGGTCTATCCCAAGCCTTTGCGTAAGGCAGAAACGCCTAATCAGCTCTTCAGCGCTGATTACAAGGGCCAATTTCTTACCGGTGCGGGCGTTTGGTGCTATCCGCTGACGATCATGGATCATGCCAGTCGCTTCCTGCTTGCCTGCAAGAGCATGGCCAATACCAATCTCAAGGAGACCCAGCAAACCTTCGAACGCGTTTTTCGTGAGTATGGAATGCCTGAGCGCATCCGCACTGATAACGGCGTGCCGTTTGCGAGTACAGGGCGTGCGGGGCTGTCGCAATTGTCAATCTGGTGGTTACGCCTTGGGATTATTCCTGAGCGAATTGAGCCCGGTCGGCCAGACCAAAATGGACGTCATGAACGCATGCACCGGACATTGAAAAGCACCTTTCCCCAACCGCCGGCAATTGCTTGGGAGGCTCAGCAAAAACACTTTGATCGATTTATGCAGCACTACAATTATGAGCGAGGGCATGAAGCGCTCGGGCAGAAAACACCTGCTTCATGCTACGTGCCGTCAATCCGGGCCTACCCAGAGAAGCTGCCGGAAATGGGATATGCCAGCCATATTGAGTGTTACCTGGCTGACTGTAGTGGAATCATCAATCGAGGTGGCCTGCGCATTTACGTGGGTCACCTGCTCAGGCATCAGAACATTGGAATGGAGCTGATCAAGGACGGGGTATGGAATGTGATTTTCGGTCCGGTGATCTTAGGTCACGTCAATGCCAGGGATGCAAAGAACGGCTATGTTTCAATCAAAGTGTCACCTATGTGAATGCACTTTTTTGTAACCCATGTGGTTGTCCCGTACACAAAACTACCCGGTGATTTCGCTGATATTCAGGTCCGGAATTGCCTCGGACCAGATGATTTCCTCGTGGTCCCGCTGGTAGTTCTTGGTCATTCCCTCGCTCGCATGGCCTGCAATCTTCTGACCATCCTTTCCGGCTTTCTTGTACAGATGCAGTGACAGCGCTTGCACTTCGTGAAAGCCTGGCATCTCTTCTTCCTTCCACCCCGCGTAGCAGTTCGCAGCCTCCCGGGCCTCCTTGAATGCTCGCGTCAAATACCTCTCTTCAACTTTCGTCCAGTGGTCCCTTGTCTGTGCCTGCTTCTGTTTCAGCCGATCCGGTTTTCGGTGTACCAGGTAGGGCGAGACGACATCGTCTCGCTGTGTGAGGCCGGGATGGAAGTGCTGGTGATATCTCCAAGCCAAGCATGGTTGCTACACATGGCGGTCGAGTCTGCTAAGGCTGCTATCGACTCCGTCACCGAAGGCCTGGAGAAAGGGGCAAAAGCGTTTCTCTGGACGCCACCTCTTGGCGTGCTAGGGCTCTACAAGTGCAACGGCTACAAGCCAGTTCACCGCGGGGGCCAGGTCTATGCCATCACCGCCACCTTCGAACAAACCTTTCACCCCTGAGATAACCACCCATGGCACTGATCACGGACATCCAGAAACTGGAGCCCGGTGGCGAGATTCGCCTGTTCGAAATTGACGGCACCGAGTACGGCGCCGATTACCTTCGCTTCCACGGTCACGCTATCCCGCATACGGCTGAGGAGTTGCTGGCTTACGAGGGCTCCGAAGAGGACCTGCCCGCCAAGTCGATTATCTGGCAGGGCCAAGAGTACGCGGCCTGGCCGGTGCAGATTGAGGGTATCTCCTCGAGCAGCGACGGCACCGCCTCTCGGCCGACTTTCGCCGCCGGCAACGTCAACGGGCGCGTCACGGCGCTGTGCCTGGCCTTCGAGGACATGCTCAAGTTCAAGCTGACGGTCCGTGAGACTCTGGCCCAGTACCTGGACGCAGCCAACTTCCCCGAGGGGAACCCAACCGCAGACCCGACTCAGGAGGCACTGGAGATCTGGTACATCGACCAGAAAACCAGCGAGGACGGCGAGGCGGTGGTATGGGAGCTTTCCTCCCCGGGTGAGATCGATAACCACGGACTCCCCGGACGGCAGATGACAACCTTCTGCCACTGGGCCATGACCAACGGCTACCGTGGACCGGATTGCGGATACACCGGCGCGGCCATGTTCGACGACGAGGACAACCCAACCGACAATCCAGCCCTGGACCAGTGCAAGGGCTGTTTGTCGTCCTGCAAGCTGCGCTTCGGTGAGAACAACGAACTTTCCTTTGGTGGATTCCCTGCCGTGTCCCTCATAGCCCGGAGCTGACCATGCGTAAGCACATCATCGCGGCCATCCAGGCGCACGCGGCGGCTCAGTACCCGAAAGAGTGCTGTGGGTTGTTGCTGGCCATCGGCCGCAAGCAGAAGTATTTCCCGTGCCGGAACATTGCCACGGAGCCGAACGAAGAGTTCCGGCTCGATCCCGAGGACTACGCCGCAGCGGAAGACATGGGCGAAGTGATCGGCATCGTTCACTCACACCCGGACGCCACCAGCAGGCCGTCACCGCATGACTTGGCCATGTGCGAGGCCACGGCGTTGCCCTGGCATATTCTGTCGTGGCCGGAGGGGGATTTAAGGACGATCACACCTACGGGCAGCACGCCGCTGCTCAAGCGCCCCTTCGTACATGGGGCCTGGGACTGCTGGCAGGTCTGCGCTGACTGGTATCAACGTGAGTGGGGCCTTGAGTTCGAAGCATTCCAGCGCACCGATGGTTGGTGGGAGAGTGCGGAGAACGCCAGCCTTTACGAAGCGAACTACGAGGCTGCAGGTTTCGTGCGTGTCGACCGCCCACAACGTGGCGACATGATCGTCATGCAGGTTGGCCGCACCGCTCACCCTAACCATGCCGGGATTTACCTCGGTACCGATCCAGCGTTGCCCGGCGAAGAGTCCGGCACGTTCGGGCCAGGCCCACTCCTGCTGCACCACCTGTACGGCACGCCGTCCGAGATCATCGTCTATGGCGGGCCTTGGGTCGATCGCACACGAATGATATTGAGGCAGGCAATACGTACTTATGATTATTGATGAGTAAGTTGAGGTAGGTAAGCAATTCATAAATAATAGGTGGTTGAGATTTTGTTGTTAGTGATCTCTAAATTGGGGAGGTTAAAAGCTTGGTATTGGTGAACAATTTGGTGGTGTGCAAGGTGCAATAGTGTGGGATTGGATCTTCCAGTCTCCTTCTTCTGCTATTAGTATAATGAAGTCTGCCCAGACACTTCTTTGGGTGTCATATTTAGACTGGTATTGGAGGCCGACGAATGGGCCATGTTTTCCCATAAGCTCTTCGGTAGGGGTTACATTACTGATTGTTGGGCCTTTGGTTCGCTTGCCAAGCGGCACTCGCACGTTGTTTGATAATTGCGTAAATGTTTTTTCTGAAATGGTCTGTTTCTGTGCGGCCGAGAACATTCGGTATGCTTGTTGATAATTTTTTGAGTCAAGTAGCGA